GATACTGAAGTCGATGCAGAAGGTAATCCTTATGTTGCTTCAGTCTATGGTACTCAAAGCCTTGATACTTCAGACCTATCTAACTTCACAGACTTTGACAATGTGACTAGCTCACAAGTACAAGGTTGGGTTGAATCTGCTATGGGTGCTGAAAAAGTACAAAGTCTGAAAGATGGATTGGATGCTAATATCGCAGACCAAAAGAATCCAACTTCAGTTACCAAACAACTTGTAGCTTAATTTTGAGAAAAGGAGAAGAGAGATGACTCAAGAAGCAAAAGATAATGTAGTCTTTTTAGACGACAAGGAGTTGAAAGTTAAGGATTTTAACGATCAACAAAAATATTTTTATCAACAAATTGTTGATTTAAAAAACAAACAAACAAGGATTCAGTTTGAATTGGATCAAGTTAACGCCTCACTTAGCGTATTTCAAAACGCTTTTACTGAGAGCTTTAAAGAAGAAGAGCCAAAAGAATCTGAAACTAAAGAGCTTAACCAAGAGGTAAATTAAGATGGAATGGTTAATTTTTATATTAGCAATACTTGCAGGATTTTTTCTTATTGAAAGATGGAAGCCTGAGTGGATAGAACAAGCCAAATCTAAAATCAAATCCCTTATCAAGAAATAATATGGCAACCGTAAAAGAAGCACTCATCAAAATTCAAGCACATGAAAAAGAATGTTCAGTTAGATACGCTAATATCGAAAAGCGATTAGATGAGGGTAATAAAAAGTTTGACAAGCTAGAACGCATGATCTTCGGTTTATATATCGCATTCGCTGCTTCTTTAGGTATCGACAAACTCTTTTTCTAAATGGATTCCTTTGTCCAACTTATCAACGAAGTTGGCTTTCCTATCGCAGCAGCGTTAGGATTAGGACTTTTTATTTGGAAACTTATTAACCGTATTATTGACGGTATGGAAACCAAGGTAGATGTCCTAGATGAAAAAGTTGCTGATCAAATATCAGCGATGGAACAACGCCTTGGCACCAAACTAGATTCTCAACACGGTATTCTCGTAGCTCTAATAGACAGAGTTCGCAGTCTTGATAACGAGATCATTCGTCAAGATACTTTAATTAAAACTATTCTTGGCGTTCCGCAATTAATTAATACCAATAAAATAGCTAAAGCAGATAGAGATGACCAAAGGAAAGATTAGTTTATTATTAATATGTTTATCTGTTTCGGCAGACGAAATGGTGCATAAATTCAAAAACCCTAGCTTTTCAGGTATTGGTACTTCTGCTCACTATCTAACAATAGAAAACCAAGAGTTCAACCGTAAAGAAGCTATTAAAGAAGAAATCAAAGCCTACCAAGAAGAACTCAAACGAGAGGCTGAAAATACTACTTTGGCTAGGTTTATTAAAAACCTAGAAAGCAGAATATACGCCCAACTCTCAAGACAGTTGGTTGAAAATTTATTTGGTGAAACCAAGAGCGAATCAGGCACCATAGAGCTTGAAGGTAATACGATACAATACATATCAGACGGTGAATATATAACTTTAACAGTAACAGATGCAGACGGAAATGAAACAATTATTACTTTGCCTATTGGCAGTTTCACTTTCTAGTTGCAATACGCTTTCCAATAAAATACCACCCGTTACCATCGTCAAGCAGGCAGAAGTTGGCGTACTCATTAATAAAGAATTAGCATCCTACCCAGCTCCCAAAAATAAACCCAGCGTTGCAGTTTATCCCACAAGTTTTACGGATCAAACTGGGCAAAGAAGGAGCAATAGCGAGTTTGCTACCTTTTCTACCGCTATAACTCAAGCTCCCTATGCTTATTTAATCAGGGCACTACAACACACGGGCAACGGACAATTCTTTGATGTGGTTGAAAGGGTTGGGCTAGATAATCTTACTAAAGAACGCCAACTTATTAGATCGACACGAGAATCTTTTGACGATGAACAAAAACTTATGCCCCTTACTTTTGCTGGTTTAATTATGGAGGGAGGCGTAATTGGCTACGAAAGTAACATTAAATCAGGAGGTTTTGGAGCTAGATATCTAGGCATTGGAGCCTCGAAACAGTACAGACAAGATACTGTTACAATATCTCTGAGGACTGTTTCAGTAAGCACGGGTAAGGTTTTGACCGAAGTTTTGGTCAATAAATCTATTCTCAGTGTTTCTTTAAATCAAGATGCCTTTAGATTCATTTCAGATGCCACGGAACTAATTGAAATTGAAAACGGCATGGTAGAAAACGAATCAGTAAACATAGCCTTACAAAACGCTATAGAAACAGCTGTCCTCAAAACAATACAAATAGGTATAGAAAAAAATTATTGGAGTGTAAATGAAGAATAAATTATTACCTTTTTTATTTGTCGGTTTTTTATTTGCCGACAATGAAATATATGTTAATCAAGTAGGCAACTCAGCCACCATTGATTTAGAACAATTGGGCTCATCCAACCTTATAGGCGGAACCTCTGCAACCTCAGGAACCATGACGGCTTTAGATTTAGATGGCGTGAGTATGACCTTAGACATAAACCAAATAGGTTCTAGTAACTTATTTAGGTCAGATGCCATAGATGGCGATAACTTTACGGGTTTCTTTGAGTTTGCTGGAGATAGCAATACCTTTGATATACTAATGAACAGCACAGGTTTAATTACTGCTGACTATGTCGACCTAAACATTGATGTAACTGGTTCAAGCAATACATTTGATTTAAAAATTGCTGAAAGCGATGATTCTAGTTATTTGAATTTAGATTGGATTATTACAGGTGGCAGCAATACATTTGACTTTGATATTGATTATGAAAACGCTACGAATTATATGGATGTTAACGGCAGTTCTAACGATATTACTTTTAGCGGTAGCGGGTATTCAGGGACAACCTCAGCTGACAGTGGATATTTTTATTTAGACTTGGATGGCAGCACTAATACCATCAATGTTACCCAAGCATCTACATTGGCTAGAGACTGGGTTAAGATTGAAAGCACTGCTTCTAATTCTAATATTTGCGTCATTCAAAACGATCAGGGCACAACCACAAGTTGCTAATATTGGTGATGTTACAGAACTAAAAGGTCAAGCCCAAATAATCAGAGACGATGCCTTCCAAGCATCGCTAGATTTTGATGTCCAACAAAACGACTTGATTGAAACCAATGTCGGCAGAATTGGTATTACTTTTTTAGACGATTCGGTTGTAAGATTAACCGAACATTCCAAACTTACTATTGATAAATATGTTTATGATCCAAACCCAAGCAATTCCAAATTGGCTCTCAACTTTGCTAGTGGTACAGCCCGTTTTATTACTGGCAAGCTCAATGCTATAGACAAAGACAATATATCAATAACCACGCCCACCGCTAATATTGCCATTAGAGGAACCGACTTTACTTGCACCGTAGATGAGCTGGGCAGGTCTTTAATAGTGCTTTTGCCCGATATGAACGGAATCTCAAGCGGTGAAATAATAGTAACTACAGCAATGGGCAGCGTAACCCTTAACAAGCCCTATGAGGCAACCACTACCACGGTTTTTGAATCAAACCCAAGTAGACCTGTCATATTAGATCTTAGCCTTGACCTTATAGACAACATGTTGATTGTTAATCCGCCTAAAGAAAACCTACGATTACAACAAGAAGAATCTGACAATAGATCAAAAAATATCTTAGACATAGATTATTTAGAATTTGAAGAATTAGACCAAGATGCTTTAGCTGAGGATAATTTAGAGTTTACAGAATTAGATATCAACTTTTTAGATGTAAACTTTTTTGAAGATCTGTTGGCTATTGTAGAAGAGCTAGACATGCTCAAAGAAGAAGAATTAAAAAATCAAATAGGATCATCCATTCAGGGGACTTCTATTGGACAAGATTTAGAAACGCAGATTACTACCATATTACAAGGTGAAACCATATCCATGCGTAGAGAGGTGCAACAAAAAGCTAGAATAGATATTGACGGTTCAAACGGCTATACTATTATTTTTATACAAGATGGTGTCACCAATACCATTAAAGTAAATGGTGGCGGGACATCAACGATAACTATAAAACAAGGATCATGAAAAAGAACATCATTCCTTTGCTTGTAAGTGTCATACTTGCATTACCTTATGTCTATCAACCCGCTTGGTATGACACTCTTAAATTAAAAACCTTTGATGCATTTATACCGAAAAAAGATCCATCAGGCTATTTCACTATTTTAAATATTACTGAAGCGGATGTTGTTAAAGAGGGTGGCTATCCTTTTCCTAGACAAAGACTTGCAGAAATCCAAAAACAATTGTATGGCAAAGGTGCTATTGGCGTTGGCTGGGTAATAGCTTTTACCGAACAAGACAGATTTGGTGGCGATAAAGAATTTGCCGAAGCTATCAATATGACTATGCCAACGGTTTTAGCCATGTTTGAGAACGACACAAAGTTTTATCCTAGAACAACAGGAACAGTAATTTTAGGTAATGATGTTGCAGGTTATCCCGCAAGAGGCGTAAGACAAAATGTGATATCTGCCCCCGAAGGCGTAGCCGTAGCACCCGTTGATGTAGATAATTTGGTTAGAAGAATACCTCTGTTAATGAAATCTCCCGATGGCTGGATTCCAGCTTATGGAACTCAGGTATTAAAAATACTTGCAGGAGCAGATACTTATATTATTAAAACCAATGAAAACGGCATTCAAGAAATAACCGTTAAAGGCATACCGCCAGTTAAGACAGATAGTTTAGGTCGCAAGTGGATTAGTTGGGTGGATACCCCTGAAACTACTCTTGCCGAAATGGATGTTGAAAACAAATTCGTTTTTGTAGGGGTAACAGCACAAGGTGTAATGCCACAAGTGGCAACACCAGCAGGCTTATTAGAACCACACAAAATACAAGCAGCGTTGGCTGAATCAATTTTAATAGAAGATTCCCCATATATTCCTGATTATAGTCTAGCGGTTGAAATATTCATATTTTTTATATCTATTATTATAGCTTGGCTATGCTTGACTTATTTTGGCATAGCACTAAGTGCCATAAGTTTTGTTTTTATTTTAATAACCCAAGCAGTTGCTGGCTCAACTTTAATTAAAAACGGGCTACTTATTGATGTTACATGGGCATTTATCTCAACCTTTATTATTGGAGCACTGGCTTTTTACTTAAGATTCAGAGAACAATTTAAACTCAGACAACAAATTAAAAAACAATTTGAACACTATCTTGATCCAAGGCAGGTTAAAAAACTACAACAAAATCCTGAACTTTTAAAACTTGGTGGCGAAAAAAGAACTTGTACATTTATCTTTACTGATCTAAGAGGTTTTACCGCTTTATCAGAAAGCGTATCACCTGAGCAAGTTACTTACATTATGAACAAAGTTTTAACAGCACAACAAAGAGCAGTACAAAAATATGAAGGTATGGTTGATAAATACATAGGGGATGCAATGATGGCTATATTCAATGCACCGTTAGACATGCTCAACCATGCTAAAAGAGCTGTAGAATGTGGCGTTGAAATTATGAAAAACATTGAGCTTTTGAATCAAGAACTGCAATCAGAAGATTTACCACCAATTGCAATAGGTATTGGCATCAACACGGGAGAGGCTATAGTTGGCAACATGGGATCCGAAGGCAGATTTGATTACACAGCAATAGGCGATGCAGTAAATACAGCAGCTCGTCTCGAATCTGCAACCAAAGAATGCGGTGTCAATATACTTATTGGCAAGAGCACAGAAAACTTGTGTGGCTATCATTTGCTAAAATTAGAACCTATAATGGTCAAAGGCAAAAGCGAGCCATTAGAAATTTATACTTGGAAATAATATGTTAAAAGGATTATTAAAAAATGTAGTTGGTTCCGTTGCTCCGACACTCGGATCAGCACTTGGTGGACCTTTAGGTGGCATGGCAAGCAAAGTTATTTGCGATGTTTTAGGATGCGAAAACAATCCCAAAGCCATTGATAAAGCGATACAACAAGCGACACCTGAACAAATGATGGAACTCAAAAGAGCTGAACAAGCATTTGAGATTCAAATGAAAGAATTGGATGTTGATATATTTAAACTTGAAACCCAAGACAAACAAGATGCTAGAGGAAAGTTCAGCAAAGACTGGACTGCTAGAATCATGGGTATTGCAACCGTTGGTGGCTTTCTTGGGTATATATTTTTGGTCACCATTCAACCACCCGAACAAAATTCTGAAGCACTTATTAATTTAGTCTTAGGCTATTTAGGAGGATTAGCAAGTGCAGTTATTTCGTTTTATTTTGGAGCTTCTAACACGCCTAGTAAGGAGGACTAATATGCACATATCAGACGAGGGAATTGAATTAATAAAACATTTTGAAGGATGCGAACTAGAAGCATACAAATGTGCAGCTGGTGTTTGGACTATAGGTTACGGTTCAACCCAAGGAGTTCAAGAGGGCGACAAATGGACACAAGAAAAAGCTGATTACATGTTGCAAAGAGAACTTGAAGAAGAATACGAAAAGTACATAAACGATTATGTGCATGTAGATCTAAACCAACATCAATTTGATGCCTTAGTATCTTGGGTATACAACTTAGGACCTGCAAATTTAAAATCATCTACTTTATTAAAAAAATTAAATAACAACGAATACAATGATGTGCCTAACCAAATTAAAAGATGGAACAAGGCTAATGGAGAAGTATTGGCTGGTTTAACAAGAAGAAGAGAAGCAGAGGCTTTGCTATTTGAAGGAAAAGATTGGCGACATATATAATTTCGTTTATACTTATTCAAATTGTGCAGGGCGGGGCATAATTCCCTTCTTTCATCATCATAACCACACACCCGCCCAACTTTAAAGATGAATGAGATTTCGTTAAAAGATTTTGACCTTCTCTCTGAACAAGAGAAAACCGAAGCAGTTGCTTTACTAGAACGCTACGACAAATTAGAAAAACAAGAATCTTGCAAAAAAGATTTTATGGCTTTTGTAAAACACATGTGGGGAACTGGTTTTATTGAAGGCAGACATCATAGAATTATTGCAGATAAGTTTAATAAGATTGCACAAGGCAAGCTAAAGCGACTCATTATCTGTATGCCACCTCGACACTCTAAATCAGAGTTTTCTTCTATCTATTTACCCGCATGGATGATGGGACATAGAGGCGATTTAAAAATAATTCAATCAACCCACACCGCAGAACTTGCTGTTAACTTTGGTCGTAAAGTCAGAAATTTGATGGATTTACCTGACTATAAAACAGTTTTTCCTGATGTCTATTTATCATCCGATAACAAATCAGCTGGTCGTTGGACAACCAATAAAGGCGGTGAAGCCTTCTATGCTGGCGTAGGTGGTGCGATTACAGGTCGTGGTGCTGATCTTTTGATTATTGATGATCCGCATTCTGAACAAGATGCTCTCTCTCCAAGGGCAATGGAGTCGGCTTACGATTGGTACACCTCAGGTCCTAGGCAGAGGTTACAGCCTGGCGGTACCATAATAGTCGTCATGACTCGTTGGTCTACTAAAGATCTTGTGGGTAAGCTGTTGAAAAAACAACCCGAAGAACACGCAGATCAGTGGGAGATTGTAGAGTTTCCTGCAATTATGCCTGAATCAGAAGAACCATTGTGGGGAGAATTTTGGAAAAAAGAAGAACTACTTTCGGTTAAAGCATCTTTACCCGTTGGTAAATGGAATGCTCAGTGGATGCAAAACCCAACCGCTGAAGAGGGATCTATTATCAAAAGAGAATGGTGGAACCGTTGGGAAGATGAAGATATTCCACCCTACTCTTATGTAATTATGTCAATGGATACGGCTTATTCTAAAAAAGAAACCGCTGACTATTCTGCAATTACCACATGGGCTATATTTGAACCCGAAGAAGGTTCTGCTGAACAAATCATTCTTTTAGATGCTAAAAAGTTCCGTGTCGATTTTCCTGATTTAAAGAAAATAGCTATGGAAGAGTACAAATATTGGAATCCCGATTGTGTTTTAATTGAAGCAAAAGCAACAGGAACACCGCTTGCTCATGAGCTTAGAAGAATGGGTATACCCATATCTGAATACTCGCCATCAAGAGGTCAAGATAAAATTGCAAGAATGAACTCGGTTGCACCGATATTTGAATCAGGAATGGTTTGGGCACCCGATAGACAGTTTGCCGATGAAGTTATAGAAGAAATGGCTAGTTTCCCATACGGAGATAACGATGACTTAGCCGATAGTGCAACCATGGCTTTGATGCGTTTTAGGCAGGGTGGCTTCGTATCTTTATACGAAGATTACGAAGATGAGGTACAATTACTAAGAAAAAATAGGACTGTTTACTATTAATGGAAAAACAAACTGTTATACATATTACTATCATCAATGATAGCAAAGAACGGCATGGTGACGAAGGCATACCTGTCGATCAAATGCAGAACGGTTGCCCAATTGCTACACAAGATATTGACATAAATTTAGAAAACAGACAAGAAGCCATAGAAGAATATGGTTATGGACCTCTAAACCCGTACAAAGTAGATCCTGAGTTTTGGCAAGATAAAGCCGATTTATGGAATACTTCAATGGAAAGAACCAAAGGTTCACGCTGTTTAAATTGTGCAGCTTTTAATCAGACCACAAAAATATTAGAATGTATATCAGAGGGAATAGGAACCGAAGGATTAGATGATCCTTGGGATGTCATTGAGGCGGGAGATCTCGGCTATTGTCAATTCCTTAAATTCAAGTGTGCAAGCAAAAGAACTTGCAATGCTTGGGTAAGTGGTGGTCCTATAACCGATGATAAAGTGGAAACATAATATGGCTGTTGAAAAAAGAGATTACACGGATCCAAACCTTAAAAACCTTTCTACAGAGGTAACCGTACCCGTAGAAAAAACTAGACAAGAAGAAATAGAAGATGCTGCTCAAATTCTTATTAATGAAGAAGAACTTCTTATTGATGATGAAATTGAAGAAGTAGAACCTGAACCTGATTTTAATGCTAACTTAGTAGATTTTGTTAGTGACGATGCACTAGAAAGTCTTTCTAGTGATTTATTGCAATCTATTGAATCAGACAAACAATCAAGAGGTGATTGGGAAAAAACTTATGTTGACGGATTGAAATATCTAGGCATGAAGTTTGATGAACAAAGATCAGAACCATTTGAAGGTTCTAGTGGCGTTATTCACCCAATACTAGCCGAAGCAGTAACTCAATTCCAAGCACAAAGCTATAAAGAAATGTTACCAGCTCAAGGACCAGTCAAAACACAAATCATAGGTCAAAGAACTGCTGAAGTAGAAAGTCAAGCAGATAGAGTAAAAGAGTTCATGAATTTTTACATTATGAACATTATGAAAGAATACGATCCTGAATTGGATCAGCTTTTGTTTTATTTACCGCTTGCAGGATCTTCTTTTAAGAAAATTTATTTTGATTTTGTTTTAAACAGAGCCGTTGCAAAATTTATTCCACCGCAAGATTTAATTGTTCCTTACGAAGCAACCGATTTATTCTCAGCCGAAAGAATTACTCATGCTATTAGCATGTCAATGAATGAAGTCAAAAAACAACAACTCAGCGGTTTTTATGCTGATATTGATATTCCTGAAAATAGTTATTTAGCCGACAGAAACGAAGTAAATGATGAAGTAGACGATATTCAAGGAATACATCCGTCTTATACCGAGCATAGGAATAGAACTATTTATGAAGTGCACACCATCCTTGATCTTGAGGGTTTTGAGGATAAAGATGAAAACGGTGAATCTACAGGATTAAAATTACCTTACATTGTTACTATTGATGAACAATCAGAAAAAGTTTTAGCAATTCGTAGAAACTATAACCCACAAGATCCAATGAAGAACAAGATTAATTATTTTGTTCAGTATAAGTTTTTACCAGGTCTTGGCTTTTACGGTCTAGGCTTATCTCACATGATAGGCGGATTAGCAAAAGCATCTACTTCTATTTTGAGACAGTTGATAGATGCAGGAACTTTAGCAAACTTACCAGCAGGATTTAAGGCTAGGGGGATGAGAATACGGGATGAGGCATCTCCCTTACAGCCTGGTGAATTTCGTGACATTGATACAACAGGCGGTTCTTTAAGAGAAAATTTAATACCGCTTCCAATAAAAGAGCCAAGCCAAGTTTTATATAGTTTGCTTGGTTTATTAGTGGATTCAGGTAAAAGATTTGCTGCTATCGCAGACATGAACATTGGCGATGTTAACCAAGCTATGCCAGTAGGCACAACCGTTGCTCTTCTAGAAAGAGGAACCAAAGTTATGTCAGCGATTCACAAAAGATTGCATTATTCACAAAGACTAGAGTTTGGTTTATTAGCAAAAGTGTTCCAAGAATACTTGCCACCCGAATATGTATTTGAAACAGGATCAGGACCACGAACCATCAAAGGAGAAGATTTTGATGACCGTGTCGATGTAATACCAGTTTCGGATCCAAATATATTCTCACAATCACAAAGGATATCTATGGCTCAGGAATTATTGCAAATGGTGCAATCAAATCCACAAGTGCATGGACCTAATGGAGTTTATGAAGCATACAGAAGAATGTATGCTGCTTTAGGCGTAGATAATATTGAATCATTGATACAGCCACCTGCTGATCCAACCCCACAACCGATTGATGCTGGTTTAGAAAACTCAACTCTTTTGCTTGGTCAGCCCGCAACAGCGTTTGCACAACAAAACCATCAAGCACACATAGATGCACATAGGTCTTTATTTTTAACAAGTGTAGTACAACAAAATCCAGCAATACAAGCCATAATTATTGCTCATGTTATGCAACATTTACAATTCTTAGCATCGCAACTATCACAAGAGCAAATACCTCAAGAAGTAAATCAAAGAATTGCAGAGATACAACAACAAATGAATCAAGTATCTCCACAGGAAGCACAACAAATACAACAACAAATACAAATGATTCTTGAGCAATTTAGCTCGCCTGTCCTTGCACAATTAACCGCAGAATTTTTACAGTCTATTGGTCAAGGTGGCGAAGAAGATCCATTGGTTGCTATTCGTGCAAAAGAATTAGAGCTTAGAGATAAAGAGCTTGATCTTGATCAACAGCAATTTGAACAAAAACAAGGTCAGCGAATACAAGAAAAATTATTAGAGACTGAAATACAAAAACAAAGAATTCAGTCTCAAAAAGATATTGCAGACGATAAATTAGATGTAGCAATCGCAAGGTTGGAACAACAAGCTAATTTAAAACTGTTAGAATTAGAATCTAAACTTAGGAGTTAACATGCCATTATTTAAAGGTAAATCACAAAAAACTATTTCTAAAAACATTAGAAAGCTAAAAGGCGAAGGCAAAGGTCAAAAACAAGCCGTAGCTATTGCTTTAAAATCTGCTGGCGTTAAAAAAATGGTTACAGGAGGAGCAGTTGCTGGTAAAGTAAAACCTTACCCAAAACCTGCACAGCCTAAAACTATAAAAGCTAGAGGACAGGGAGCAGCAACTAAAGGGTACGATTTTAAAATAACTTATTAATGAGTGAAATAGATTTAGCCGATGCAATAAAGAAAAGCATCGAGCAACGGAGAGAGCAAATCAAAGACACCCTTATGTCAGGTGGGATTAAAGACATGGATCAGTATAAATACTTGCAAGGCGAGTTGACTGCTTTATACTATGTCGAAAG